AGAAGCTACCCCTAATCAGAAAAAAAGAGAACTTTGGGATATAGAAGGAATTCTACATAACCAAAAATTTAAATTTGATTTACGTCCATTAAAGAATCAAGCCAAAGGTGGTTCATTTAAAACCAAAGCAGATAAAATAGTATATGATTTAAAGGATCAGTTTATTATTGTTGATGTTGAAGAACTTCATCAATATTTAAAAGAAAACTCTAAACGTGTGGTAAATATAGAGGAATTGGCGTCTAAGCTAGAATGGTGTATAATACTGCCATGCCATTAACAAAAGTACAATTTGCACCTGGATTTAATAAACAAGCTTCTGCTTCAGGAGCTGAAAACCAATGGGTAGATGGTGACTTTGTTAGATTCAGATATGCTATGCCTGAAAAGATCGGTGGTTGGTCTGAGATTATGGACAAACAATTAATAGGCGCAGCAAGAGCGTCGCACAGTTGGGCTGATCTAGATGGCAGAAGGTACATTGCTTTTGGCACAAACAAAATTTTGTATGTTTATGATGGCGATGACTATCATGACATCACACCTTTTAATCCATCCTTAGCAAAAACAGGATGTGATATTACAACCACGACCGGTTCTAGAACGGTTACAATTACAAGTCCCACGAACCACGGCCTCGAACCAGGTGACATACTTACATTTGAAAATGCTGGATCCTTCACAGCTGGACAAACTGCATATACAGCAACAGACTTTGATGATGTATTGTTTGAGGTTCAATTAGCACCTACTAGTACTACATTCACAATATTAATGCCATCGGCAGAAACAGGGACAGGAGCAACAAACGATGGAACACTAGATTCAAAACCTTATTACAAAGTAGGTCCATTACAACAAGCTTACGGATACGGATGGGGTACAGCTTTATGGGGAGGATCAACTTGGGGAACTGCAAGGTCAACTTCAAATGCGGTACTTGATCCTGGCTCATGGTCATTAGATAATTACGGTGAATTGTTAATAGCAACTATTAAAAATGGTGAAACATTTTCTTGGGATCCAAACTCAGGTGTTGCTAACAGAGCAACAATAGTAACAAATGCTCCTACAAGATCTGTAATGAGTATGGTCTCAGATAGAGACAGACACTTAATTATTTTAGGTACAGAAACAACAATAGGGTCGCCTACCACACAAGATAAAATGTTTATAAGATTCTCGGATCAAGAATCACTGACAGATTATACAGCGACATCCACAAATACAGCAGGGTCTTTTAGAATTGATAGTGGTACTAAAATTGTAGGCGCAGCAAAAGCAAAAGATTATATTCTTATTTTAACTGATACTTCAGCTTATTTAATGCAATTTGTTGGGCCACCTTTTACATTTAGTATAAGACAAGTGGGATCTAACTGTGGGTGTGTCGGTCAACACGCTATTGTTTATGCAAATGGTGCAGTTTATTGGATGTCAGATTCAGGTGGGTTTTTTGTATTCGATGGAACTGTTAAATCACTTGGTTCACTTGTAGAAGATTTTGTATTTCAAACAAATAATAATACGCCAGGTTTTAATTTTGCAAACGGTTCTGAGCTTACATGTGGATCTCACAATAGTTTATTTTCTGAGATATCATGGTTTTATGCAAGCGCAAGTTCAAGCTATGTAGATCGAGTAGTTACTTACAATTATGCTGAACAAACATGGACTACTGGAACTTTAGCAAGAACAACGTATGAGGATAGCCATGTATTTGCAGATCCTATAGCAACTGAATTTACAGCTAGTCTTGCTCCAAACACCCCTACAGTTCAAGGAGTATCAAATGGTGCCTCAAGAGTTTTTGATCATGAAAAAGGTACAAATGAAGTTTTAGCTAATGGAACAACAAATGCTATATCTGCATTTATTAAATCAGGTGACTTTGATTTAGACGCACAGGGTGATGGTGAATACTTTATAAAAGTAAGAAGGTTTATACCTGACTTTAAATATTTAAATGGTAACTGTAAAGTTACTTTAGAATTAAGAGATTATCCAGCTAATATACAACAGGGATCACCACTTGGCCCCTTTACAGTAACGTCAACTACAGATAAAGTTGACACAAGAGCAAGAGCTAGATTAGCTGCTGTAAAAATAGAAAATGATAGCACAAATGAAAGTTGGAGATTTGGTCAATTTAGATTTGATATACAACCTGATGGTAGAAGATAATGGCTAAAGTACAAGTATTTTTACCTGAACCACCAAAAGAATTTTCAAGTGAAAGTTTTAGACAAATTAACTTAGCTTTAGAACAATTACAAAACCAATTGAACACTACTTATCAAAGAGAACAAAAAAATGAAACTGAAACATTTAATTATTTTTTATCATGACCATACAATATAAAAATCAAGGTTTTAAACAGACCGATACAAGTAAGACAACTGCACTCACATGTCCTGCTAATGCAACAATTATTATTAAAAGTATTTATGTTGCTAACAACGACGCCTCATCAGCTATTTTAGTTAATATGAATTTAGTAGATTCTTCTGATTCTAGTGCTGAGTATGAGTTTTTTAGAGATGATGTCCCAGCAAAAACACAAGTTAATGCTACACCACAAACTTTAAATCTTGAGGCAGGTGATGCAGTTACAGTTACAGCAGCTACAGGAAGCAGTAAAATTCAAGGTGCTATTACTTATGCACTCATAGATAGATCTCAAGAAAATGGCTAAACGTAAATTTGTAAATTTTATACCAAGACCAAAACCTCGTAAGCGGCCACGTCGTCACAAGAAGAGACTTAACAAAAGTGAAAAAAGATGTTATAAAAAATACAATCGACAAGGACGATAATGACACAAAAAACAGTAATTATTAACGGCGAAGAAGTTCCTGTAGTTCCAGCAAAAGCGGAAGAGGAAATAAAAAACAAAAGAACAGGTAAGGTATATGCTAGCAAAACTGATTTTGATAATGATGTTGCTGATTCCAATACTGATACTGTTGCTGATGATCTTCAAATTAACCAAAAAATAACAGTTGCATCTCTTACAGTATTTGGTAAAACCAAATCATAATGCAACCAGCAGGTGGAACCGAATTACAATTAGCTTATTTAAAAAAGTATGCGAATCAAGGTATACTTGATTCAGTACAGATAACTACATCTATACCAGAAAAAGAACCTTTAGATCCCATAAGAGCAAATATACTCTGGTTAAAAAATTCTTATGACCAACCTAACCTAGCCCCTTGGTTTCAAAATAAAGAAAATCATTCTAAATATGATTGGTATGTTTTTAATAGTCATTGGAGCTATGAAAAATATCGTATGTTTTTTCAAGTGCCTGAAGATAAATGTACTGTTATAAAAAATGGAATTGATTATGAAGAATTAAAATTAAAAACAGATTTTACACCTAAGAAAAAATTAAAGATGTGTTACATCTCAACACCTTGGAGAGGCTTAGAAGTCGCTTTAGCAGCGATGGACTCATTAAAAGATAGAGATCCAGATATTACTTTAGATGTTTATTCAAGCACGATTATTTATGGAAAACAGTTTCATAATCATAACGATAAAGAATATTTAGACCTTTATCAAAAAGCAAAAGATTTACCTAACGTAAATTACATGGGTTACTGTGATCATAAAACCTTAATGGGAAAATTAAAAGAATATGACGTAAATTGTTTTCCTAGCATATGGGAAGAAACATTTTGTATATCAGCTATGGAATCATTAGCAGCTGGTCAATTATTAATAACCACGGATCTCGGTGCATTGTTTGAAACCTGTGCAGAGTTTCCTATCTATATTCCTTTCACAAGAGATAAAGCTAAATTAGCCCAACAAGTAGCTGAATGTTGTGTCGAAGCAAAAAAGATATTACAAAACGATTTAACTAATGTATTTAAATTTCAACAAGAATATTATAAAAGATTTTATGATTGGCGAAACACTGCTAAAAATTGGGAAAGTTTTTTAAGAGGAGTAATTCATGTCCAACGAAATAAATAAAAATCATATGATGGTCTGCACTCCTGTGCATTCTGATGTTTCTATACATTATATGAAAGCTTGTTTAGATTTACAAAAAGAATGTATTTTAAATAAAACAAAAATTACATTTCAACTAATGAAATCTTCATTAGTTACACAGGGTAGAAATTTGTGTGCCTCTGCGTTTATGAATTCTGATGCAGATCAGATGTTATTTATAGATTCTGATATTGAGTTTAGTACAAGATCGGTTTATAGATTATTCAAATCACCTCACGAAGTATCTTTAATACCTTATCCAATGAAACAAAAGACAGATGCTAAATTTAGAAAAGATTTTGAAACAAGACCTGATGATAGTATTCACAGTATGGGACATTTGTTTCCTATAGAAATACCAGATATAAATGACATAAGACCTAAAGATGGTTTTATAGAAGTGTCTAAAGGACCTACAGGTATGATGATGATTAAAAGATCAGCATTTGATAAATT